GCCCGCGTCGCCCGCGAGCCGGGCACGCCGCGCAAGCCGCGCGAGGGCACCAAGCAGGAGAGGGTGCTGGCGATGCTCCGCCGCGCCGAGGGCGCCACGGTGGCGCAGATCGCCGAGGCGACCGGCTGGGCGCAGCACACGGTCCGCGGATTCTTCGCCGGGCTGAAGAAGAAGGGCCACGCGGTCGAGGTGCTGGAGCGCATTCGCCAGGTCGGCCCGAACAGGGAGGGCGCCCGCGGCTCCTACACAGTGTACCACCTGCCGGTCTGACACCCGGGCTGGACGCGTCGAGGGCCCGCCGCCGGAGGGTAGCGGGCCCTTGCCTGTTGTGAGCATCACGCGCGGCGGGAGGTCGCCGCCATGCCCGAGCTGACCGCCTCCACGCGCGAGGCCGCCCGTCGCCTCGGCGTCAGCGACACCGCCATCCACAAGGCCGAACGGGCTGGCCGGATTGCCCGCGAGCCGGACGGCCAGTGGGACATCGACAAGACCCGCCGCCGCCTCGTGGAGACCGCTGATCCCGCGCGCTCGCCGCTGGCCAATGGCGCCGGCGCCGAGGGCACGCCCTTCGCCCGGCTGAAGGTCGCGCAGCTTGCGCTGAAGGTGGAGGCGCAGCGCCTCTCGCTGGACGAGACCAAGCGACGCCTGGTCGATGTCACCGAGGCCAATGCCGCGCTCGACGAGGTCGGCAGCACCATACGCGACGCGCTGCTGAATTGGCCCGCCCGCGTCTCAGGCTTGATCGCCGCCGAGATCAGCGTCGATCCGCATCTGCTGCAGACCATCCTGCAGAGCCACATCAACGACCTGCTGACGGAGGCGGCCGATCGCTTCGATCCCGCAGGCCTCGGAGGGGAGCGGTCTTCGTAGCCGTGAGCACGTGCGCCGCCGCGTCGGCGCCATGCTGCGGCCGCCGCCGCAGCTCACCGTCTCGGAATGGGCCGAGCGGCATCGCATGCTGGGTAGCCGCGCCTCCGCGGAACCGGGCCCCTGGCGCACTAGCCGCACGCCGTATCTGAAGGATGTGATGGACGCGCTCTCGGCGGTGCATCCCGCCAGGCGCGTGGTGTTCATGAAGGGCGCGCAGGTCGGCGCGACGGAAAGCGGAAACAACTGGCTCGGCTACATCATGCACCATGTGCCCGCTCCTGCGCTGGCAGTGCAGCCGACTGTGGAACTGGCCAAGCGCTTCTCGCGCCAACGCATCGACCCGCTTCTGGAGGAGACGCCGGCGCTGCGGGAGCGGGTTGTCCCGGCCCGCGCCCGCGACAGCGGCAACACCATGCTGTCGAAGGAATTCCCTGGCGGCATCCTGGTGCTGACGGGTGCGAACAGCGCGGTCGGACTGCGCTCCATGACGGCGCGGTTCCTGTTTCTCGATGAGGTGGACGCCTATCCCGGCGACGTCGCCGGCGAGGGTGATCCCATCGCGCTGGCCGAGGCCCGGGCGCGCACCTTCGGCTGGCGCCGCAAGGCCTTCCTGGTCAGCACGCCCACCATCGCCGGCCGCAGCCGGATCGAGCGGGAGTACCTGGCCTCCGACCAGCGGCGCTTCTTCGTGCCGTGTCCCGAATGCGGCGAGATGCAATGGCTGCGCTTCGAGCGGCTGCTCTGGGAGAAGGGTGCGCCGGAGACGGCGCGGTATCATTGCAGCGCCTGTGACCACCCGATGCAGGAGCACGACAAGACCGCCCTGCTGGGCGGCGGCGAGTGGCGCGCGACAGCGGAAGGCCAGGATCCGCACACCATCGGCTTCCACATCTCGGCGCTCTACTCGCCGGTGGGCTGGCTGTCCTGGGAACAGATCGCCCGGGATTGGGAGGCCGCCCAGGGAAAGCCCGAGGACATCAAGACTTTCAAGAACACGGTCCTCGGCGAGACCTGGCAGGAGCAGGGCGAGGCGCCGGATTGGGAGCGCTTGGTCGAGCGCCGCGAGGATTTTGCGATGGGCGTGGTGCCTTCTGGCGCGCTGGTGCTGACCGCGGGCATCGACGTGCAGGATGATCGGCTGGAATGCGACATCTGGGGCTGGGCCGAGGGCTTTTCCTCCTGGTTGGTCGATCACGTGGTGATCCAGGGCAGCCCGCGGGGCCGCGAGCCCTGGGACGATCTGTCGAAGCTGCTCGCGCGGGACTGGCCCCGGCAGGGCGGCGGCGCGATGCGCATCGCTCGGCTCTGCATCGACACCGGCGGCCGCGACACCGCCGCCGTCTATGGCCATCTGCGTCGGCTGCGCGATCCGCGCATCGCGCCGACCAAGGGCGTGGATGGCTGGAACCGGGCGCAGCCCGTGCAGGGTCCGACGCCGGTGGACGCGCTGGTCGATGGCCGCAAGCTGCGGCGCGGCCTGAAGCTGTGGACCGTCTCCGTCTCGACCTGGAAGGCCGACCTCTACCGCCGCCTCTGGCTTGGCCGCGGCGATGCGGAGGAATGGCCACCCGGCTGGGTGCATCTGCCGCAGGGCATCGAGGCCGAGTGGGTCAAGCAGCTGGTCGCCGAGCAGCTGCGCACCACCAAGGATCGCCGCGGCTTTGCCCGGCAGGAATGGGCCAAGCTGCGCGAGCGGAACGAGGCGCTGGACTGCGCCGTGCTCGCCCGCGCCGCGCTCTGGCTGTTGGGCGCCGATCGCTACGGCGAGCGGTTCTGGCAGCAGCTGCACGAGCAGGTCGCCAACGCCCCGCTCTATCCGAGCGAGCTTCCCGCCGGCGGGAATGTCGCTCTGCCATCGTCGCCGCCGCCGGTCGCGTCGCCCGACACCCATCGCCCGCGCGGCTGGCTCGCGCCACGCAACGGCTGGCTGCGCTAGGAGGCGGGACCGTCCGTCACTGCGGCACGGTCATCAGTTCGAGCACGTGGCCGTCGGGATCCTTGAAGTAGACGCCCCGTCCACCGTTCCAGTCGTTCAGCTTACCGTCCGCGAGGCTGTGCGGGCCGCTGCCGAAGGTGAGCTCGGCCGCCTTCACGCGCTGCAGGATGGCGTCGAACTCGGTGTCGCTGACGTGGAAAGCGTAGTGCTCGCTGCGGACCGGCCCTGCCGCGTCGGCGAAGTCGAGCGTCAGCGTGTCGTTGACCCGCACCGGCGCGAAATGGCCGCCGGCATCGTCGAACGGAAGGCCGAAGATGTCCGCGAAGAACCGGGCGGCCGCCACCTTGTCGCGGGCCGGCACGATGGTGTGGTTGAGGGTGATCGTCATCGGGCGTCCTCCTGTACGGCGGCATCTGGGGTGCGGCCACGGTCGGCGCCAGCGCAGCCCCGGCCGCGAGGCCCGGCGCCGCGGGGCGCCTTTACGCAGCGGAGGGAGACTGCACCATGGGACCCGTCGTGCTTGTCCGCGCCACGGTCGCGGCGGGCGAGGCGCTCAGCACGCCCATCGCCAGCGTCGGCTACGGCATCTGCCTGCTGCTGCTGCCCGCCGCCTGGACGGACGCCCCGCTCACCATCCAGGGCTCGCTCGACGAGGGCGAGCCCACGGCCTGGGCCGATCTCCACGACCATCTCGGCAATGAGGTGGTGCTGACCGTCGCCGCCGGTCGGGCGCTCACCCTGCCGCCGACATTGCTGCTCGGCTGGCGCTGGTTGCGCCTGCGCTCGGGCCTCGCCGCCGCGCCGGTGAACCAGGCAGCGGAACGCCTGATCACCCTCGGCATCCGGCCCTTCGCATGACCGCGCTGTTCCAGCACTACCTGCCGCCCGCGCCGGCGATGCCGCCTTATGTCTCGGGCCGGTTCTATGCCTCGCAGCATGCCCGCGCGGTGGGCGGCGCGGTCGCGATGACGGCGAACCGACTCTATTGCGTGCCCTACGTGCTGGCACGCCCCGGACTGTTCTCGGCCATGGCGGTGAGCGTAACCACTGGCGTCTCGGGCGTCCTGCGCATGGCGCTGGCTGGCGACGACGGAACAGGGCGTCCGGGGCGCCTGATCGAGGAGCCGGTGGTAGACGCCGACACCGCCGCCACCGGCAACGCGCTCTGCCCCTTCGCGCAGCCGCGCTGGATCCCGGCCGGGGTCTGGTGGTTGCTGCTGTGCTTTTCCGGCGCACCCTCGGTGCGCGGCACCAGCACGCAGGCGTTCAGCGGCGGCAACACGCTGCTGCTCGGCTCTGCCGCCGCGGATGGTGGCGCCGGTGGCGGCACCGGCAGCGAGAACGGGTTCTTCGCGGCGCTGACCCACCAGGTCGGCGTGCCGATCATGCCGAACCCGCCGAGCGGGCTGTCCTATCTGGGCAACGCGGCGACGCCGCTGCCGACGCTGAGGGCCGCGTGATGGATCCAACCGTCCTCGCCTGGGCGCTCACGCAGCCGGCCGGGAGTCGCGCCGCCGTCCTTGCTGCTGCCTACACCGGCGGCACCACGCGCGTGACCTTCGACGGACGCACCGTGGAGTACCGCAGCCTGGACGAGCTCGGCCGCGCGCTCGCCGTGCTGCACGGCGCGGAGAACAGCGCGGCGCGGCGGCCTTCGGTGACGCTCGCATCTTTCTCGCGGGGCAATGGCACGTGATCGAGCGGATGATTAGCGCCTGGCGGGCCTTCCGCGGCTACGCCGCCGCGCAGGACGGGCGCGCCTCGGCCTGGGCGCCCTCCGGCGGCAGCGCCAATGCGGAGGTCGGC